TTTTAGTCCTTACTGTCTATCGTTCTGTCTAAACTCTAGCAGGGCTGTGTCTAGAGTGAATGTAGGGTTTGTAGAATTGTCTTCAATACGAAGGGCTATAGTCTTACCTGAGCCAATAATATTTGTGGTGTAGATCTTGTCTAACTCACCGCCGTATGTAGAGGTGTTAAACACAGAGTTAGATTCCCCAAATATGAATACAGAAACACCCGTACTTTCTACGCTCTGTGTAGCGGGTTGTATAACACCTGTGTTTGTAGATGAACCAAAGTCGTACTTAACGTTAAGATCCAGAGACATACTGCCCGTAGGTTCTGCATACAATGTCATCTTGTAGAATGACTTACGCATCTGAGGATCAGACAGAGGCATATAAGGTGACTCGTATATAGCCTCAATAGGTAGCCCATCAAAGCTTGATCCTGTATCTAACTCATATACATAGCCATCCGTATTAGCAAAAGCAATAGTCTCAGATGTATCTGTGTATCTACTATCTGCTACAAAAGCTTTTATACCATACGTAGTAGACCAGCTAATACCAGATGCACCCTGTGACACAAACTTAGTAGCGATTAAGCCTTTAGCTGCTTCATGTTGTTCTGACTCAATATAAGCAAAGATACGATACTGAGCTTTCTCTCGCATAAGTACAGAACAGAAGTTAGGCGTACTGCCAAGGAACGTGGTAGCATCCTTAGCAATAGGATCAGAAGCAATATCCAAACCAAAGTCACCAATACGATCCGTAGCACTCAGCAAGCGGATACCATCAGGAGCAAGGTACATAATGTCACCACCAACTTCCTGAATAGTGTCACCATTAACACAGCCAATACGGTCTGTAATAGGTGATACCTGAAAGTCTGCTGCGGTGTTACCTGTTATACGTTTAATGCTGTCAGTAGTAAAGACTATAAGCTGGTCACGGAAGACAGCTAGACCTGTTATCTCATTAGCTACGTTGATAGATCCAGCGCCATTAGCTGCACTAAAGTCATCTACAGTAAAGGGTGCAGTAAAGTATAGGTTGTTACCCTTAGCGTAGAATGCTGTATCCTTAAACACTGCTACATTCTCTGCACCTAGTACGTCTGTGCTGCCTGTAATAGCTGTGAGAGTATTGCCTGATGTGTTGTACGTAGCAGGGTAGTTATTACTATCTACAAAGATAACTTTATCGTCACCGTCTAGGTTATATAGAACATGCTTAGCCTTACCACCAAGCAAAGGTCTTGCACCCATGGATGTCCACGTAGTACCTGTGCCGTAGTAGTACTCTGTTACGTTAGAACCGTTCTGTCTAGATACAACAATACGCCCAGAGCTTATCACTTTGAGCGCTAGTATAGGGCCAGACCCAGGTACAGCTGTAGTGCTGAACTTCTCAAAGCCTTTGATCTTAGAGTAGCCACCCTCTTTGCTAGACTCAAAGTTCTGCAAGATAGTAGCAGAACCCACAGCATTACTACCCTGTTGTAGAGGGCTAAGGTTAGAGATGAGACCACCTCTAAACTCAATAGGGAATGTCTGCCACTGTGTAGCCATTAGTAATATACTCTCGTGTCTCGCAGGTATTCAGTGCGATTAATATGTAAGCTACGTAATTGTTTAATGCCTTGCTCAAACTTTTGTAGTGCTAATTGTGCTGCCTGCATGTCACCACGGAACTGATATACGTAGTACATAGCGCCATCAACGATGGTATAGCGGTATTGCTCAGGGAGTGTAGGTACATCTGTAGGTGACTCTAGATCAAACCCTGTACGGAAATACTCATATACTACTTCATACTCTTTATCAGGTGGTGGGGAGAAGATGAGTTCTCTACTAGGTGTACGTACAACGTAAGTAGGTATTCCTCTAGTGCTTGCTTCAGAGTTATACTCATAATCAGCGAACTTGTCAAGCCATTCTTCATAAGATAAAGTCTTTAACTTCACTGTTTCTACATTAAGATCAGCATCACGTTTGATACGAAAGGTATTCATGTTTATAGTTTTGCTATCGTAAGGCATACTGTAACGCACTTCACCAACAGCTAAGACTTCTGTTTCTTCTACATGGTTCCAGGGCCACTCAAACTCTTCCTGATTGATGTGGCGAATAGCTGCATTAACAGCATCCTTAGCAAAGCTGTAATAGCCTGTAGCTGCAGGGAAGTTAGCACTCGTAAGTTCTACTTCATTAAGGCGGCGGTTAATATCGTTAACTAGGCTAATGTAGTCGTATGCCATTCTTACTTCTCCTTGACACGCATAAAGATGCTGCGCTCATATTGTAGCCCAGAGCCTGTCGTAATACTACAGATAATAGTATATCTAATGTTGTTTGTGCCTAAAGAGAAACGTGCAGTAGAAACCTGTCCAGACAGTGTACCAGTAACAAACTGTAAACCATTGATTACACTAGCGTCACTAAACTGTGTCTTAACACCAGCTGCATCTTTGGCATACCATACAGCAGCAGCCAGTGTGTCATCCTTTAAGAAACGTGACCAGTCAACACTGTAGTCTACGATCTCATCTTTATCTTTATCGGGCCACTTATATGACATAACTATTCCTTACGCTGCAATATAGACAGTATTGCTACCTTGTTGTTCTTGTATGTAGACTGTGTAATCTTCTTCTGCAATGTGTACTGTAGCGCTACCCTCATATGCAGAAACAAAGAGAGTTCTACCTGTGCTGTAGTCATCTGCAAAGTCTTGATACGGGAATCTCACCGCTACAGGGTCATCTAAGTTGCGATACAGATTAGCTAGGATGCTAGATAATTGCAATACAGCCTTAGCATCATAAGCTAAAGTATCAGCACTTACAGAAGCAATAACACTACCTGTAGTTATATTAGATTCTGCATCAAAGTCAACACTTGTTACATTTGTTACCGAAACAGCGGGGGATATAAACGCTCTAGCCTGTGCATCCTCATCAGCGAAGTCACCGATATAAATAGTAAGGAAAGCAGACACTGCAGAAGGTACTACGTTTGCCTTACCAAACACATCAGCAAAGTCATTCACAGAGGTGTTACTTATTGTACCTGTAGTGGTAATGTTAGCCTTAGCATCTACATCACCAAACTGATCTGCCTCACCTGTAGCTACAGCACCTGTAGGGGTAATGTGTGCTAAGGCTTCATAGTCTAACGTACCTGTAGTGAAGCTTGCTGTAGCAGCGCTGGGCGTTACATCAGCCTGTGCCGCATAGAGTACATCACTAATGGCTGTGCTTGCTATAACGTCTGCTGTAGTTATTGCAGCTTTAGCATCAAACAGTATGTTGGCCGCTGTGGATGCAGAAACACTAGCTGTGGTATGTAAGGCTTTAGCATCAAAGAGCATAACTCCAGGTGTAGACTGACCTAAAGCAGAAGCTAAGAAAGCTAAAGCTAGAGAAGCAGTAGTAGCCTGTGAGAGTGGTGCTTGAGAGAGTGCTGTAAAGCCTAACATTGTAAGTCCTTACTCAGGCTTAGTGGGCCATGTAATGTCGTGTGGAAAGCCATATTGCTGTGGTATATCTAGTAACGCTTGACGGTATGCAGACCATGCAGCCTGTGTATCAGCATCAAGTGCAGCCCAGCGAAGTGCATTGCCAGCAATAGCATCTACTTCTAGGAGTCGATTGTCACGTTCAGCACGAACCTGTGCGGCTGCGGCTGCATCTAGCTCTGCCTGAGTAGGCGGAACATATGCTGCGAAGTCATCACCGATCAGAGCCATGACTGCATCGTTGTTGATAGTCATGTCGGTGTCAGCAGGGTCAAGAGTGTAAGGTATCCAGCCGTATTGTGGGTGGTTAATCTCTACGTCCATACGAAGGTTGTCAGATTGTAGGGATGCCGCATTACGGACTTCTGTAATTGTAATGCTCATTATGATATCCTCAAGTAAACGGAAGATGCAACAGCCAGACCCGAATTCGCAGCGAAATTAAATGCACCACTATGGCCCATACATCTCCAAGTGCCTGAAGGAGAGGTTGGCCCTAAACCGTGATTGGTGTTGTTATAACCGTAAGCAGAAGAGTAACGCATACTGCTACCGGATACAGTGGAACCCGGAGACACTCCACTTCCGTCAGTCTTACCTATAAGAGCATAAGTACCAACAGCGCCTAATGTTGCGTTAGGACCAGCATTAGCACTATCAAAGTTGTCACTCCCTCTGATTACACTAGCCATTAGACCACCGTTAGACCAGCAGGTTGTACCGCTGCCAGTTCCTCTGGAGTTGTAGCTGCATCAATAGCAGGGTCAGTAGGTGCATCACGGAGAGCTTGCTTGTCAGCAGTAATCTGAGTGGTGTCAGCACCTGTCTCAAGTGCCTTCATAAAAGCTGTGTCTAGTGCAGCCAGAGGCTCTGTACGAGCTTGACGTATCTTGTCACGCCAGATGTCCTTGGCTGCTGCCATGTCTACAGAGATTACCCCTGCATCTGCATTAGCTTCCCAAGCACCACGGAATGTGCGCTCTGCTGGTACTTCATAGTCTGCGGCGTCATAAGATGTTGCGCCTATCTTGATAAAAGTTTGTGTCATTGTGTTACTCCATGGGAAGTGTTCGGGTCTTCAAATAGTACTCTGTAGTTGCTCATCGTATTACACTAATGAAAACGTAGTCGCAGTCATCTGGATCACCATTAACAGCGTCTGTTTGAATACGCAAACGGGATGTAAGTTCGGGTTGCACCATAATTGCTTGGGCGGCGTTAATGTCGCTGTCAGACAGTCCAGCGGGGCAGCTGTAAAAAGCATCACCAAAGGCAGAGGTAAAGTTTACTCTTATGGCACCCGTACCAATGTCTGAAATACTACTGACATTACCCTCAGCACGGATAGCGACAGTACCAGCGCCGTTGAAGTTCACCCAAGCCCGTGCAGGATAAAGATCGGTCAGGGTTGTGGCCCCTCCTGTTGTGCTTTGCACAACGTTTGCTTTTATCGTACTCATGCTGCTAACCTCCACGCATTACGGAACTGTCTGTCAGACGGTACATCTGCTGTCTTAACGATCTTAAACATTGGTCTGTTGTACTCCACCGACCAGATGTGACGAGGGATGTCTTTCATGATGAGATACTCAATAGCTTCTTCTTCTGTGAGAGGCCCAATACGAGGCGCTGTCCACTGTGCTGCATGTTTCTCTGGGTCATGCTTGAAGGTGTCGTGGCGACCCTCAGCTATGGCTTGTTGCTCATCGTCCTGCAAAGCCCAGTAAACTGATATGGGTGGTAGTAGCCCAGCCTTAGCTTCTTCAAGCCAGTTGTCACTAGGAACAAGCACCTTTGCGGGTTGCTCTGGTTGCTCTGGGTCTTCAAAGATTACTCTGTAATTGCTCATGTTAATGTATCGCTATAACGTCTTGATTAAAGTAATCAGCGAAACCTGCATCTACATCTTCTGCGTTGAAGGATCGTAGTAGTGTCGTTGTTGCTGCACCCCCGCCGCCAAAATTATAGCCTACTGCGGGGACGTTCGTAGCAACGTTATTGCCACCAGCCATAACACTGGTTATGTAATAAGTATTAGAGAAAGCACTTGTCCAATTAACTGTAAATACACCCGATGTGTTATCCGTAACAGAAGACACTTGGTTACTATCCAATACAAGATTTGACGTATGAGAATAGTTCACCCAAGCCTTGATTGAACCCGCACCACCTAAAGTACCTAAGTTTACATCTTCGTCAGGTAGTGTAATAGTCCGTGCTGAGTTAGTATTGGGCGCTGTGAGTGTAACACTGCCCGACCCACTAGCATTACCCTGTAGTTTAATAGTAGCCATTTAGATAACCGTCCATGTTTCGCCAGCACCGACTGTTACAGTCACACCGGAGTTAATAGTGATAGGGCCAGCACTCATTGCGTTCTTACCATTAGTGATTGTGTAGTTAGAAGTAACAGTCTGACCGTTCTCCCAGAATATATCATTATTAGCACTACTTGTAATACCTGTCAAGCTAGAACCATCACCATGAAAGCTAGGCGCATGGATAGGCTCTGTAGAAGTAATCTGTGAGTTGTTTACCTCAAGACGTTCTACATTACCTGTAACAACACGCCATTGGTCTGCTGCGTGGAACTGAATGTAGGTGTCGGTGTCGCCATCATGGTACAGGCGGTCCTGTAGCCCAATGTCCTCGACATCAATAATGTTGTTGTTATTCATGTCTAAGTTAGAGTTCGCACTCTTACGCATGAACGTACTTTCGTGTAACCCATCCAATAGGTCAGCATCTAGGCCAGAACCAGCGCCATCATTGCCTTGGTGCCAGATGACACTACCATATACTCTGGGGGTGTGCTCAAAGCTCCAGTAGCCACCACCGTTATAAACCCTAGAGTTAGTTGTATCATCTCGCTGTAAGTCTATAGCCCAAGGAGATGAATTTGTAGCCGACAACCTCAACATTCCACTAGTATTGGTGTCTATGGTGAGTGGCCCTGTCATGGTATCGCCCGTTTGATTCACAAAGCGGCTGTCAGCTTCACTCTCAGTGTAATACCGTCCATCATGAGTATGACTGTCATTAGCCACCGCCACACTCAGCGTAGCATTACCAGAGCCATCCCAAGAGACAGAACCAGATGCGTCACCAGAGAGTGATAGGGTACGGGCTGTGGTCCACTTGTCAGCGTTAGGGTGGTAGTTGTCAGCAAATACACGCTGGTTGGTGTTAAGGTACAGTTCACCTCCTGTAGTAATTTCCATCCTTTCCGTATAATTTCCGCCATTACGATACGCCCATTGCATACTGCCGCCGGATTCCATACGTTGCAGCCAGTCTTTATCGCTATAACGGAAGTCAATACCAGGATAACCATTAGTGTCTTGTAAGACTAAAGTGCTGTAGCCGTAGTTACCAACATAAGAGCCGTTACCTGTAATACTTAACGACCCCGTCATTGTATCACCAGAGGCATTCACAAAACGGCTATCCGCTTCTGACTCAGTGTAGTAACGCCCATCGTGTGTGTGACTGTCATTAGCCACCGTCACACTCAGCGTGGCATTAGCTGAACCATCCCACGATACACTACCAGAAGCATCACCAGAGAGTGACAGCGTTCTAGCGGTAGTCCATTTGTCGGCATTGGGGTGGTAGCCATCGTCAAACACACGATCAGAACCGTGGTAGAACCCTGTAGAGTTTAGGTAAGCAACCTGTGAGCCGCCTGTAAAAAAACTAAACTGGTTACTACTGTTCACATAACGGATACGACCTTTGTAATCTGCACCACTAGCATCACTAAAGTCAATCCAAGAGCCGCTGCTGTGGTTGCCGTTTAACTCTATGTATGCATAGTTACCACTATCATATGTACCAATATTAACGGAAGGTGTCGTACTAGACATATGCGCAGTATTAGGCTGGCCTTTGACTGTCAAACCACTGTTGTTCGTCAGTAGCCCTGTCATAGTGTCGCCAGTGACGTTAACAAAACGGCTATCCGCTTCTGTCTCTGTATAGTAACGACCATCTAGGTTAGCAGAAGCAATACCTGTGATATGCCCATAAGTATCAAGAGTAATGTCTTGAATGACTGTGCCACTAGAGTTGTTCACAGATGCTTGGCTGGATGTGTCAGCGTGAGAAAGCGTTACATCACCTGTACCACCACCAGAGAGACCACTACCTGCAGTAATAGTCTGATCTGCAGTAGCGTTAGTCTCACCTGTGTAGCCTAAGTTAGCTAATGTAAGGTTACGTGTAGCAAGACCTGTAACGTGACCATAAGTATCTACGTCAATGTCACTCACTACAGCCGCCCCAGTCAGAGCAGTAAGGCTTGCTTGTGAGGATGTATCAGCGTGTGAGATAGTACGGTTAGCAGTTAAGTCTCCACCACCAGTAAGACCTGAGCCAGCGCTAATAGTACGTGCTGTGGTAGTCTTACCATCTAGTGCCGTCTGTAGTCCGTCTACGTTAGAGATAACGTGGTTATGTGAATCATCCTGTACAACAGCTGTAATAGTAGCATTAGCAGAACCATCAAACGAGGCACTGCCTGTTACGTCACCAGAAAGCTGAATTGTACGAGGTGTGGCAAGCTTAGTGGCAGTACCAGCATTACCTGTCACGTTACCCGTGACGTTACCTGTTACGTTACCAATAATAGCTGCTGTGACTTGGTTGAATGTGACATTAGCTGTAGTTCCTACATCCT